CAGCAAGGTGAACTTGCCTTGCAGCGATGCTAGGCAGGCTCGTGCTTTTACTGGTTACATCGAGTGTGAACAGGAATTGCGTGACGCAATGTTCTCTCTTAGTTCCGAAACCTTAAGGGACTTTGAGAGAATCTGCACCATGCTTTTCGGAAATGCTCTTGCCGAAATAGACAGGGATGTCTACAACGGTTCGATCATTCCCAAGCATGGTCCAGGCGCTACAGCTGACAAACTCCGCGGAAACGCGAAGTTTGAGCAGCACGAGTGGCCCGATAGGCTAGAGGAAGTCTTTCCAGCAATGGAATTTCTTCTTCCAAGCGCTCGGTACCACTCTCGTCTGGACAACATGCAATTCCTGGATCCCGGAACAGAGCGACCTTCTAAGGTTATCTCTGTCCCTAAAACGTTGAAAACCCCGCGAATCATCGCCATCGAACCTACCTGCATGCAGTATGTGCAGCAGGGGCTGATGGAACGATTCGTTGAATACCTCGAGCGACCCCCACGATTTCGTGGGGATAACCTCGCTTTTGGTATGGTAGGATTCACAAGTCAAGTCCCTAATCAGGACATGGCGCGTGAGGGCTCTTGTTCTAAAGAGCTGGCTACACTCGATTTGAGTGAAGCATCCGATAGGGTCTCAATCAAGCTCGTACAGTCGATCTTGACAAACTACGGCCACCTGCAAGAGGCGGTCTTAGCATGTCGTTCGACCAGAGCTGACGTTCCTGGTTATGGGATTTTGTCCCTTTCCAAGTTCGCGTCTATGGGATCAGCTTTGACCTTCCCCTTAGAAGAAATCGTCTTTTTGACGACAATCTTCTTCGGTGTGGAGCAGAAGCTCGGAAGGCGCCTTACTCCGAAAGACATTTTGTCTTACAGAGGACGGGTGCGCGTCTATGGGGATGACATTGTCATTCCCGTCGACTTAGTGCAATGCGTTGTGAGCGCCTTGGAACTTTTTGGGTTCAAGGTAAACCACAGCAAGTCTTTCTGGAGCGGAAGCTTCAGAGAGAGCTGTGGGAAGGAGTATTTTGATGGACACGAAATAACTATCTTTCGTATCCGCCATCTACTCCCGACACATCGCGCAGACGCACAGGGTGTGATCTCGCTAATTTCTCTCCGGAATCAGGCCTATTGGTCTGGTTATTGGGGAGTAGCGAGATATCTCGACACAGTGGTATCAGGGATGAGAATTCCCTTTCCAACTGTGGAGAGTACATCACCTTTGTTAGGCAGACATTCGGTAATCCAGGGTGTCAATCCTGGAGAACGAATGGATCCTAACCTCCAAATCCCCCTGATTAAGGGATTGGTTGTTAGAGCTCTCATCCCAGCCTCACAGCTGGGGGAGGAGTATGCTCTGCTCAAGTGGTTTCTCAAGCGTGGGGTTGAACCCTACGCTTCTGACCATTTGGTACGTCAAGGACGTCCGCGGGTCGTCGGCATGAAACTCGCGTGGAGATGTCCCTACTGAAAGATGTAGGGGCATCGCGCGGCCTCTGAGCCGTGTGAGGGAGACGTGTGTCTCTTTGCGAGGGTGGTTTTTGCTCTCCTGTTCTCACCCCAGGTTTCTGAT